CATTTTAGCTCTATCAGATAGTTCTATAAATGTATCTGTTGTTCTAGAATATGATACTTCTACATTGTGCCTTTTTAGTATTTCTCCTATTTTTAATCCTACAGCTAATGTAATATCCTTTTCTTTTAACCCATTTCCCACTGCACCTGGATCCTTTCCCCCATGGCCAAAATCTATGTGTACTTTTACCATGAATTTCACTTCCTTTCTATTTAAATAATCCTTGTTGAACTGCATAAAAAAAGAAGGATACTATTCCTCCTAAAAGTAATCCCATGAACCATTTCATTGTGGAATTTAATGATGCTAACTGCTTGATTAATCCATCTAACCTTTCTTCTAATCTGCTATTTACTCTCTCTATTATATCTAGTCTTTCAGAATGATTATTTATTCTTCTTTCATGTACTGATATTTTTTCATCAATTCTTTTATGCCTTTCTTCACATATTTTATTTTCCACTTTTACACCTCCAAATTTGATAAAAAGGGTAATAAAAAAGACTATCTCTAGTCTATTGCCCTTGTTAGTGTTATTGTGTTAATATTTCTATTTCTCTTTTAGCCTTCTCTATTTCTACTTCATTTCTAATTGTACTATCTGAATCATCCTCTAACTTTACAGGTGTAGCTGGTACTTCTTCTAGTGTCATCCTCTTTGCCATTACCAATACTGTATAAGCATTTACTAATCTCTTCTGAATTATTGTCATATCAGTTCACACTCCTTTAATATAGTTATTATTTGTATTTCTGTTTCAGCTTTCAAAATCTCTTCTTGAGAAGGATTAAGTTTATTAAGTGATTCTTGTTCCTCTCTTTTAATTTTATCTTCTTCATATTTTTCATAATCAATTTCATAATCAACTGCAATATCATCTTCAAATACTAAGTTTACGTAATTTTGATATCTTAGTATTTCATCAACTTTTTCTGCATCATCTATATCGTGTAATCTAAAAGTACCATAATCATCAAAAACACCACCTATACGTTCTATTACTGCTAGTTTTCCATTTATATCACTCATGCCTTGAGGTTCAACATAAGATTTCCCAGAATTAAATAATATTTTTTTATCTGATTTTCTATATACTATTAACATTTTATCACCTCTTTATAGTTTCATAATAAATGCTAGAGCATAGTACGGAGGTCTGTTTTCATGAGGTTGGTCAGAACCTATTGTATTGGTAGAAAAACTATGTGAATGACTACCTCCACTATCTGTAGTGATATTCTTTGATTCTTCATACCAACCCGAACTTCCTGTAGGTATTCCATATCCTTGACGTGGTGGGAACCCTTTATAAGTATGAGTATGAGAGCCAGAATATGAAGTTGAGCCAGTATGAGAATGTTTAGGCATTTGTGCTTCTGTTAACTTTACTTCTTTTTCTCCACCAGTAGCACCTATTGAATAGGCTCTCCCTGCTCCCACTATAAACCTATCCCTTAAATCAGGTGTTCCGTTTATGCCATTGCACAAAGCCCAGCCACTTGGAATAGTAGTGTTTGAACCACTCCACATGAGTATTGCTCCCTTAGGCACTCCACTTCCTATGGCTATATTGTTATTTTCTTTTATATTCTCCTCAATCCTATTAAAATCTATTGATGTCGGCACATCATTATCTTTCCAATCTGTCTTTGGTGGTTTCCATACCATTATGTTAGCCTCCTTCCTTGTAAGCTAGCTTTAAGCCCTCCAGTGTATTTTATATCATTTTTAATTACTCTATATTTATTTATCTCCTCATATTCCTCTATAGATATTATGTCATTTAATTCTAATGCTGGGTTACCTCTCCAATCCAACTTCAATTCCCTGATTACTGCAGGATTATTATATTTCTCTAGCAACCTATTGGCAATATCTTGAGCAGCCTCCTTAGTTTGTATAAAATAGTTTTTAGGAAACGCTAAAGTATATTGTTTATCATTTTTTATACTTTCTTCATCCTTAACCATTACAAGTACTTCGTCTAATTCCTCCCCATTTCCATCTAAAGGTGAAGCAATAACCTCTATATAGTTGGCAAAGCTTCTCTCATTAGAAGGGTTTTGTTTTTTAAAGTAATCAGCCTTAGTAATGTCTAATTCGAAAGGCATGTCAATAAATTCTACTATTTTAGCCTGTCTATTAGGATGACTCCATTTTAATATTTCTAATTCTACTTTAATAACATCTGTAGGGTTCTCTAACACCTTAACTTGACTTGCTATTTGATCATTACCCCTTATCTCTTTTGTGATAATTAAATCATCATCTGAGTTATAAATATATACATTATAATCCACAGGGTATTCTGTTCTTTTACCATCGCCAGCTACTAATAACTGACTAATGGATTTAGGTAAAAAACTTATAGTTGCTTTTGGATAGGGTGAACTAAATAAGCCTTGGGAATTGGATAGTTGATTGCCCCACCAACCTAATTGATAATCATCATCCTTGCCTACTAATTCATATTCACCTAGTTTCCAGCTACCGTCTAAAGATGCGGTCTTACCAGAAGCCTCTTCTATTTCATCAACAATCTGGTATTCCTTTGATATATTTATCCTTTCTGATACTTCAACTTCAAACTGCTTTGATGCCTCTATAGAACCTTCTACTCTAATTACTCCTTGCCTATCACAATAAGTCCTGCCCAAGCAAGCTTCAGTTATCATTCTCAAGACTTCTCTATGCGATTTATCCTCTAGATATACATAAGGAACAATATAATCTTTAAGTTCATTATCTATCCAATAATATTTCTCTGGAATATCGGCATCTTTTAGTACCATTAAGGCTAAATCATATAAGCTAATATTCCTTAAAGGTGACTCCATTTTAAAGTCTGTTTCCATTAACTTATCCAGCATATCCCTACCAACTACCTCAGCATATATCTTCTTACTATCGGACTTCCATTGCTTACTCCAAAACACTCCAAGGGGTGCAAATTCCTTTAGCCCACTATCTAATTGAACTCCTAATTCAGCCCTTATTCTCCTATCTGGTTTAAATAATTGGTATAAAGGACTTTGTTTATTACCTTCATGAAATTTACCATCAATATTATTTAGTCTTACTCTTATTTCATTAGAACTTATAGAACCTTCATAAACAGTGCCACCAGTAATGCCTACTTCCTCTAATAAATCTATTGATATTAAGTCTTTATCCTCATAAATTTCCTGAATATTGGTAAAGATTTCAGATATTTTAGCCTGTCTATGCGGATGGCTCCAACATTTGATTTTATACTCAATACTAGCTACTTGGGTGAAAACCTCGTCTAACGGCTTGACACAATGGACTTTATTATTATCTCGGATTGTGTCAATAAAGAGTGTTTCTCCTTTTTCATTTTTTAAGATGATATCAAAATCTACAGGATACTCTCCTCTTTTATCATCACCAGATAATTTCAAACTGTGAATAGGTCTAGGTTGAAAATTTACAGCAATCCAAACAGAAATACTCCCATCACTATTAGACAGTGCATCACTCCACCAACCCATTTGGCTTTTCCCATCAGTAGGGGCTAATCTATATCCATCGCCAAGTTTCCAACTTCCATCAAGTGAAGCAAATTTAGCAGATATAGAAGATATACCGTCAGTTACTTGGTTTGGATAGGATATATTGGCATTACCACTGGTTGAAACTTCTACACTTTGATCCATTTCTCCGCTGGTATAATCTATAATTACTCTTCCAAATACCCTCCTATCAAATTTTCTTTTAATCTTTTCTTGGAATTCGTTTGTCACTGGATACATCTTCTCACCACCCTATGCTTCTATTAGATTAAACTTCAATAATTTCCATAGCATTTGACCATTTGATATATATAATCCTGATGAACTTCTATCCCCTACATAAAACATTCCATTACTTATACCTTCTTGTGGATCATGATATTCTACATAAAAAAAAGGTTTATTAAGCAACTTTAAAACCTTTCTTTGTTCTTCTATGGTAAGCATTTGAAACTGCAAGTCTATTTTTCTTTTAGTCGCTACTATATCAAATAGCATTGTGCCTTCAGCATTTCTTCCAGCAGCTTCATGTATATTCTGAATACCCACATCATAACTCGTAAAAGATGGGAGTAATTCCCCTTCTATTTTAATTGATTCCATATACTCCCACCTCCATTATGCCATTTGTAAAATAGGATCAAAGCCCATCCTTTTCAATTCAGCATTTATATAAGGCAATAAAGCCCTAGCTAAAATCATTCCATCTAATTCTAATACAACTTCGGAATCTCCTTCACTCCTGGAACTATTCATTCCTCCACTAAATTCCATCATTGCTGCCATAACATTTCCTATAGAGTTTGCTACGGCATTAGCTAAAGTATCTACAAATGCAGTATTTTCCAAGGGAACCACAGCCTCTTTTCCTCGCTCTCCTACCATAGCTAAAGTAGGTTGATCTACTATACCACCCCTAGCTAATTGGGGAATAAGATCTATATTAAAGCCTAGTCCACCAACTCCAGGCACCCAATCTGGAATTTTAATTTTATTTAAAGATTTAATAAATTCATTAATCCCTCTTATTATAAAGTTAAATGGTATTTTAAATAAATTGGCCATTCCTTCCCATATTCCTTCAAATACCTTACTTACACCTTCCCACGCTCTTTTCCAATCACCTGTAAAAACTCCCAATATAAAATCAATCAATCCGTTAAATATCTTTAAAAGACCTTTTATTACTCCACCAATAGCATTAACGGTTGAACCTATTATATCAAGCACCTCTTTAAATGAGTCTTTAAATATAGGTACAAGGTATTTAATCAATTTATCTAATAAAGGCTTAAATATTTTCTCCCATAACGTTAGGATTAAATCTCCTACTCTACCAACAAAACCTAATAGTTCAGTAACGATATCTTTCAAGCTATCATTCCATATTTTTTTCATCCAATCCAACATCATGTCCCAAATGGGTTTAACTAATTCATTCCACAAGTATAAAAACCAACCATATATATCTAGAGCTACCCCCATTACCCTATCTACTATGTCTTGTCCCCATTCGTCCCAAAACCCTGAAAGAGCATCAAGAGTGTCATTCCAAACAACATTTATTAACCCCCAAATGTCTGTGAATATACCAAATATGCTATCCATAAAACTTTGTATTTCATCTTGATTTTCGGCAACAAAGTCTTTTACTCTTCCTGTTATTATTTCAAAAGTATCTGCAAAAACCGTCCCAATTAGCATTAGAGTGTTGGCCACGTTAGTAAAAGTATCTTCTACAGCCTTAGATATGATAGGTTTATATTTATTAATACTTGATAGCCACATGGAGCCAACTATTTCAAAATACTCTGTGAGATTGTTTAATCCACTTGAAATAGTCCCACTTGTCTCAGCTATCCAATTTTGGATGGGTTCTTGCATATTTTGAGTAAAATTAGCAAAGCCTTCGGCAATAGGCTCAAATAAATTTCCTGCCATAGCAATACCGTATTTGAATATTGTACCTAGTAATTCTCCTCCTGATTGGAATATAGGTTGTAAGCTTTCAAAAGCAAATTGTGCAATTTCACTCCAACCTTCAAATGCTATTTTGAAATTTTCTTTTATGCTGTCAAAATTAACTAACTCAGCACCTGCTTTAATGCCATCAAAAATATCTTTAACTCCCCAGTTATTGTAAAAATCACTTACGAACTTTGATAATTCTTCAAATTTCTCTTTAACGCCAAGGGTTGTTATAGTAGCTAGTTCAGGTACTTCCATTTCAAATTCAGGAGTTCCTGCATCATTGGCATCATCTTTTAAATCTAATTGGTTTATTTCATCAAATCCCATTAATGCCCCTTTAGCATCTTTGCCTGCTTTTTTAGCTGCCTTACCATATCCAGCCATAGCCTTTTTAGTGCTATCTAAGTTTTTAGCAACATTAAAAGATTGTTCATAGGTCTTACCAAATAATGCCGATATGGCAGCTGCTATATAAGTTGTTGCTGTTGCAATTCCTTTCATAAGAGCATTAAGAGCAGGAAGAACAAAGTCATATATAGGTTGAAACGCTACCATTAAATTAGTTTTTATTATATTTAATGAATTTACAAACTGCTTATTAGTCTTTAAAGCCGCACCTGTATAACTCATTATTCCTCTGATACCTTTAAGAATTAGGTTGTAGATAAACAGTCTTCTTAAGATAGACTTGAAGGATCTGTTTATTATAGCAGCAAACCCAATAGCCTTAACTCCACTTTCCTTCATCTCATTACCAAATAATTTAGTTTTTAAAGAAGTTTTTTCAATATCTTTACTTACTTTATTAGTTTTCTTTCCTAAGTCCTGTACTTTTCCACCTGTTTTTTGTGCCTCATCTCCTGCATTTTTTATCTCATCTGCTAATTTTTTATTTTTATCTGTTAAAGGGTCTATTTTAGATGTAAGTTTATCTATTTCAGATGTGAGCTTCTGAAACTTTGTATCAGATTTCAATATCTGTTCTAAACTTTCATCTTTACTCATACCTGAAAACGCTGGGAGATCCTTATATTTATTAATTATAGCGTCCCTTTGTGTATCTAAGTTGTTTAATTCTTCTTGTATCTTCCTTATCTCTTCCTGAGTTTTCTTATATTGAGCATTCATCTTCTCTATATTTTTAGATACTCTTTCACTAGAGCTTGTTCCAGATTGAGCAACATTTTTAAAACTATCACCAATTCCTCCTATGGAATCTTTAACAAATTTATTCGTTTTACTTGTCATTTCATTAAACATATTTTTAAAGCTATTATTAAAGACTTTACTTATTTTATTTATTTCCATATTTAAGGAATTTTGATTAATCTCTACATCTAATTGTATAGAACCTACGCTTGTGCTATCTGCCATACCTTCACCACCTTTTTAAGCATAAGAAAAGCACCTAGATTTCTCTAAGTGCTTAATGGCATTTATTAATTTCTACATATTATTCAACAAGTAAACAATCACTTAATGCTACTGTTGTACTTAACAAAGTTCCTTCACATTTTCCAACAATTTTTATTGTTTGCCCCTTTTCAAATTCAGCTACTTTCTCTTCTTCACTCTTTTTAAAAGTTATTCTAACATTATTCAAAAACCCATCTACATCAAATATTACATAAGGATTCCCTGCAATTTCCCTATCAATATCATTTATCTCTCCAGTTAGTATAAGCATCTTATTTTTATATTCTCCATCTGCTTTTATAGCATTATCCATATAATCTGAATGTAGTTTTTTATAGTCAACCTCAATTGCCTCTTCCAATGCTTTTTCTAATTCTGTTTTCTTCACTTCTCCTTTATTATCTTCAGTTTGATTTGATTCCTCTACCTTTGATGTTTCCTTAGTAGGTGTTTTGTCCTTATCCCCATTAGACCCTAATGCTCCTACTGCTATAATTACGACTATAACCCAAAACCACCATCTTTTAAATAAAGGTTTCTTTTTCTTATTTTCCACTTGAACCATCCCCCTTGTTAATATTATCTCACGCTTAAAGAATACCAAAAATAACCAAAGATTTCAACCCTCTATTTACTAAATGCTTTTTTGCACATATCCTGAAATATTTGTGTCTGCCTTTCAACTTCTTTTTTATCCATGATAACTATCCTTTTTATATTCCTATTTCTCCATTCATTTCTAAGTTTATGCTGTTCTTTAGTAAAGTTCTTAAGGACATCTTTATCATTTTCAGATCTAATTGATACTACTTTTCCAAGAGGGGTTTCAGGCATAATTCCAGATAATAAAGTACTAAACTCACTCCAAGACATATCTTTTTCATTTCTTAACCTAATCCCATATTGAGCAGTAAAGGAGGCTTCAATTAACCCCCAATCTTCGTACATATCATACCAGTCCTCTTTATATACCCTCTTCTCTCCGAAATCGAGCTTCCATCACTTCATATTTCTCTCCTGTTACAGCTGCCATAATTGCAATCATAATAGATTGATAAGCCATAATAGATAAATTCATATCATTAATTTCTTTTGCTGCATCTTCACCTAGAACAACAGATATCATTTCATCAATAGCATTTATATCATTCATATCTAACTTTTCCATCTTTTGATTTAATAATATTATTGTATTTTTTCTATCATCAACATCGTATATTTTATCCTCTGCCAGCTTTAACTTAGGTCTTTCATTAGTGAGTTTAGCAGATATATCTGTAATTTTACTCATTATTCTTCACCTCCTGCAGGTATATATTCAGGCTTACCATCACTCTGAAGTTCAAGTTCTAGTCCTGATACATTTGTACTATCTCCACCAAATGGTGTAGTTACATTAACTATACAATCAAATTTCAGTTTATCTCCATCTGGAAATCCTATTTCCGCCACGCTTGAACAAGCTAATCCACTCTTCCAAGCTAATCCTGCTACATAATCATTACCTGGATCTCCTACATGTCTTTTACCATTCAAGGCAATAGTAAATCCTTTCCCTGTCATTAACCTTCTTATCCATCCTTCAGTATCCATTGGAGTCCATTCTTCCACATTGCCATCTATTGAAGGAGAGAATGTTTCCATATCTTTTATAACCTTCATATCTTCTTCAGTACTTGTTCTTCCTTTTATTCCAATTTTAAAACCCAAATCAAATACTGGATATACTCCTAAATTAGTTGTAGTCATATTCATTACCTACCTTTCATGTACAATTTCTAAATCAATCACATATTCAAATATCCCTGAATCATCTACACCTAAATAGATAGGTTCAGGGTCTCTCGTTTTAAACTGTATAACTCTTTTATCTGCTATTTTTACGTTAGTTAACCCATTTATGAAGTTATATATTTCTTGAGCTTTTAATTCGCTTTCTTTGATGTTTTTATTCCAGTGTACTAATATCCTCATTCCTTTCCCCTTATAAGAACTGTTTTGAATACCACCTATAGCCATAGGGTTAATAAAAGCCTTGCCATTATAAACTACTATAGATTTTTGGTCTATAGATCTTAGCCCACCAGTAAACCAATTAGGGCAATCAATTTTAGTTTTTAGCCAATCTTTGAAATCACTTATTGTCATTTAATCACCCCGCCTGAATTTTGTTTTAAAAGTATCCCATAAGTTTTAGTTAGCCAGTCTTTTTTATCTCCATGAATAAACGGATCCAGCCATCTTCCTTGGGCATTAGGATTTTTATCTTGCCTAAAATTGTATTCAGGATGATAATATAATTTTCTAGCGTAAGGTGTGTTGTAGCTTAAAAACCCTTTATTATTTTCTGCTCCTACTACTGCAGACTCTTCCAGATTCCCTATTTCTTTAGGTACTACTTGCATATTATTAATCTCTGTTTTCATTGCTTCCATAGTCAAATGTAAAGATTTTATCATAGCATCTTGTATTGCTTTTATTGCTGTTGGATTTAGTTTTATATCTACTTTTATTTTCATATTACATCAAATCCAGTTCTGTAGAATATATACTTCCATCTGGATTACGAATTTTCCTATAATTATATATTTGTCTACTTTCTGCTTCCTTCTCTTCACTATCTAATAGAGTCACGTAGCCTTTTATAGGTTTATTAGGATAAATATCACCTTTGAATATACAAGAGCCTGATAGGGTTACTAATTGTCTTTCTGCATTAATTACAGTTTTACTCTTTTCATTGAAATTACATTTTCCATTGAAGATTTCATGTTCTTCAACTCCATCTTCTCCTGGTATTTCTGTAATTACCTTAATGGGTGTAACTAATAGCCAATCAGGAAATGGAAGTTTCATAGCTATAACCTCCTAACTGTAAGCCCTGTTTGGCTTAGATAATCTAGGGTCTTCTTATCTGCTATAACACCACCGGCACCTTGATTATCCTTACTAAAGGATAAACTTATGCCACCGGCACTGTATGCGTCAATGGGCATATTAATATAATCTCCATAGTTACTGATAAAGTCAGCTTGATAACATACTGCTTTTTTAATTAAACCTTGTTGGTATTCTGTTAAGTTTTGAAATCCCTTTTTTCTAATTCTGCCATAAGTTAATTTATCTACTTCATCTGATGATTCTTCTAATAACTTAGTAGCTGTATCTTCATCAAGTGTACCTTTGTAGGTATCTTTGTAATAAGTATAATCTACATAAGCCAAATAACTCACCTCTCTAATTTAAAAGAGAGAGCTATTTGCCCTCTCCTTTAGTTTTCTTTGCCCTTTCTGGCTCTTCTTTCTGAACTTTCTTATATTCTTCTAATTCTGCTTTTAAGGTTTCATTTTCTTCCCTTAATGCTACTATTTCTCTAGATTCTTCTGTTTCTATTTCTTCAAATACAAGCTTATCATTTTTTAATTCTGCTATTTTATATCCCCTATCAATAAATTTTTGCTTTTCTTCTTCTGTTATCTTGTATTGTCTATTATCCTTTATTGCAAACATAATATCCCTCCTATGCTTCAGCATTAATAGCTATTGCATCTTTTTTAGCCTTAATTACAAATAAATCTGTGTACATTCTGTTTTGGTACAAGTAACCAAATGCAGAATCAGGAGTTTCTCCCTTATTCCATAGGTAAATATCTGCTACTTTAACAGGTGCTAATATTGCTGATGTATGGTATAGCATCATGTTTATTTGCTTAGCTCCTTCACCTGGTTTAAATCCATCTGCAAAATCATATAAAGTTTTCATTCTATCAGATGGTACTGTCACTATAGTAACTTCATCTAAAGACCTAACATTCCTATTAATACTTTTAGCCCCACCACTTACATCTATTGACCTTTGTATCTTTTCTGCATTTTTAAGCATTGTATAAACTGGAGGTGTAACCTTTAACATTCTTCCTGATTGAGGTACTGCAGCTTCATCCATATCTTCCATCATTTTATCAAATACAGTTAATATATTACTTACTGTTAATGTTTCTGTATTAACTTTCCCACCACTTGCTACAAACTCTGAATACAGTTTTGAATATCTATAGATGTCTAATTCTGGTATAGCTTGCTCCTGATTAAATACTGCTGTAATATTAGCTGCTGACAATACTTGATTAGTTTCATCTACATCCATTTCATCTACAAAGAATTCTATATCCCTATCATGGGTTAATGAAAATGCTTGATAAGTATTTCCTACAGTCCCTCTATTCTTAGATCCATCCCTAGCATGATCCTTGTACCCACTTAAAGTTACGGTAGGCACCTTAATTGTTTGGGCATCTATAAAATTATATCTTCTATTAGTTGCCAAATCAGCAGATGTTAGCTCCCTTGCAAATTGTTGTTCTATCTGTCTTTCAAATCTTTCTGCATAATTAATACTCATAAATCATCCCTCTTTCTTTAATTATTTTGTTTCTGTATTCCCAAAAGCAGCTGCTATTGCATCTTCCATTGCCTGTGGACTATTAGGTGTTTCATTTCCTATCTTTTGGAATCCTGTTTGCTGTTGTTGGTTATTTGTATCATCAACCTTAAATAAGAATGTCTTGCTCTCTTTTAAAGATTTTATCTGTTCATCTAATCCAACAATCTTTCCATCATCACTTATAATTACCTTCTCTTTGTCTATTAATTGAGACACTATATCCTCATCATGTACCTTTCCAGCTATAGCTAATTTAATAGCATTAGATAATTGAAGACCCTTTAATTCCTTTTCATATGTTTCTTTAGCTACTTTATTTTCTTCCTGCAATGTTTCAATTTGTTTTTGTAATTCTTCTGCATCTATTTTCTTTAGATCTTCTAGTTGTTTATCTCTAGTTGTAATATCACCTTCAAGCTTCTTCTTAGTTTCTGCCAATGTGTTATATTGCTCTTTAGGTACTGCATGATTAGGGAACTCTTTGTTAATATCTTTCATCAGTGCCTCTTGGTCTAATACTCCATCTTTTGTATGTTTCTCAATTAACTTTAAAATCCAATCCATTTTTATCCCTCCATACTTTTTTATACTGGTCAGTGCCAGTTCTAGGTTCTTTCAGTTTATACTCATAAATACTAAAAAGAGTAATAAAAAAAGACCTTATTTGGCCTTCATTGAAAACTTATTAATCTTTTCTGGGTTTTCTATTTTTCTAAAATGATATATTGATGATAAATGGTTAATAATTTTTTCTTTACACATTTCAATACCTTTTTCTAAATCAAATTCTTTAGGGTTCTTACATATGCAATACTCTACTGCTATATATCCATTCTTTAGCTTAACACTCATGATAATGAGATTATCATAGTCTACATGGATCGTCTTTTCTGCTTGGTTATATTCATTTATTATAAATTCTTTTTCAAAAACTAAATCTGGTTGGAACCTACGCCAGGCTTCAACTAAACTTCCATCTGCATCTCTTATTGCTTCATCAAGATCCTTCACCTTCATTTTCCTCTCTTTTCAAGTAAATATAAAATTATAACAGTTAAACATATAATTAATGTTACCTGAGTAGCCGTAGCCATCAAATCACCTCCAAAATAAGCATAATAAAAGCACTCACTATTTTTACTTAGTAAGTGCTTATCACATATCTCCAAAGATATCTAATATACTTTCACATATTTTACCTTTTCCATTAGGATTATAATCCTCATCAAACCCAGAGTCCATAAGTCTATCAGCTATTAGATCCTCTAATTCTAATATCTCATCATCAGAGTAATCTCTGCCTTCGATGGGTTTTCCTATTTCTTCAAACATCTTCAATTGTTCTTCATTAAATAAATGCTTAATCTTTTCCATTCTTATCACCCATATACTTATTTCTTAATTTGCTTGAAGTCCTCCATACAGTTATAATATTTCCTGTTTCTGGATTGATCTGAACCCTAGCATTGTTGCCTATATATTCTATGCTAGGTCTATTTTGTTTATCATATTTAATTTTACCAATATTTAAAGGGTTTTTCAAGGCATCTTCTATGCTTTTAGCTGATATTTCTCTTTCTATTACTCTCTCTTTTAAATGATGACTAATTCCTTCTATAGTGATATTATCTTCGGTTATTAATCCACTTAATTCATCATACTTACTAAAATCATAAGGAACGCCTTTAGTTTGTTCTCTATTATAAGCTCTCCTTAGTTGTGGATTCTCTTTTAAATGCTCTCTCATAACCTTTTGGTACTCTTTAACTTTATCCTGATACTTTTTTTGGCTATTTTCATCAATAGAACCTTCTGCTAGTCTTTTATATTTTCTTATCTGTCTTTCAATATATCTCTGCTGTTGTTCATATTTATAGTTTTCTAAAGCTTTTTCTTCATCTGGCACTTTTGGTAGTGTAGTTATACCTGGGAAGTAAGTGCTTAGATTATGCCTACAATTTGGATGTAAAAATCCTTTCTCCATAGCTTCACTTAATAATGGATAAGGACCATCTTCTTTTTTACCACCACTATAGACATCATCTATAAGTATTTTACCCTGCCATGGTACACATAATTCACAAGCTGTTGCATGAGCTGATGCTACTACAAAGGGTATTCCTATCTCTTGCCTTCTCTTACCTTCACCCATTAAATAAGCTCTATGGTTAGTAGTCCTTAATGCCATTTCTACATATGAAGCAATATTAACCTTCTTGCCATCACTATAGGTTATTGCATCTATACCTTTTTCTAGAAAATCTTTTGTAGCCATATCTATAGCTTTATCCAATGTAATTGTACCAGTATTATAATGCACTTGAGTCTTAAATATAGTTTGCCTATATACATCATCCATTCGCCTTAATACTGCAGCATTTGCCTTTTTAAAATCATTCTCAACGGTTTCCATTAATGCCTTGAACTTGTCATCATTAGATCTAAAAAACACATCATCAATAGGTCTTGGAGCTTCTTCCCAAATCCTGGCATTTTCTAAAACCCTTTCAATAGTTTCTTGAAGGGGATCTAAAGCAAAATTTTCAATGTCTTTTAAAATGGGTTCTAAATCACCAGGGAACTTAATATATACATCATCAATGGTCTTGTTTATCAGCTTATTTATAAAGATTTTAATCTTCATTATAAAACGATTAACATTATCTTGTGCATTTTTATAAGTATTTAGAATAATTATCTGAATAGAGTTTTTAATTTCTGTGTCATATTTATCTATGATTTTTCTATTCTCTTTTCTAAACCTTTCTAAATCTCTTAACTTAGCACTTTGCCATTGTTCAAATTTAAATCCTACCTTTTGCTCTTCCTCTTGATGCCTGGATAGATTCCTTTTCACAGAAGCTATAAGTTCCAATTCCATTTGCTCATATATTTTACGAATATTATAAGCTTCGTCCTTTTGCTTTTTATTCTTCATCATCTATCACATCATCTTCTGAACCCTCTTGTTTCTCTTTATTATGCCTATCCACCCATGCAGCAGGTTCATCTATTACAGAATCACCTTCTCTAATTCTTTTAACTTCTAAGGTCTTTTCTTCCTCTGTCCATGTATCTCCGTATAGTTCTTCAATACATTGCTCTAAACTCATAATACCAAAGGTTTTAGCCTTTCCTACTACCTCTACAGTACTATCAAAATCAGGGCTTGCATATTCACCAAAGTTAATGGTTACCTCATATTCTCCTGGAAATTTACCTTCCATAGTGTCATATACTTTTAATACTGTATCTATTAGCAAAGGAATAACTTCTACTAATACATCTATTATCTTTCCTCTAGTATATAAAGTTGTCTTTTCCTTTTCCCTTTGAGCCTCTGCATTATCTGTTTTCTTTAAATCAATTCCTAGAGTTGCAGGTGATATGACCCCTTGTAAACACATATCTAAAGTGTTGGCATAACTTTCTACAAATGCAGTATAATTTATATCTGCTTGTAATTGCTCTATTTTATCCTTTCCTTCTTCAGCCATGTTGGAGCTTGTCTTAAAAAACTGATTATCGAATGGGTTAGGTCGCATTACTGCTCCTGTATCTGGATTCTTTGGTACCAAGTCCTCTGGAATATAATTCTTAACTCTACCAGCTCTAATTGCATCTATCCATTGACTTATTACTTCATCTAATGCATCAAAGTTATCCGATTTTCTTTCAAATATAGAATTACCCCTGTTTTCAAACTTAGGAGATTTAAAGAATTTCATGGGTACTGCCATGATGAAATCACCATTAAAAATAACCTTACTTAAATGAGATATTTCTGGTACTTCAGATAACGGTACCTCCTTATCGTTTTTATCATATAACTTATAGTCTATATAGCCTTTTCCGTATATTTCTTCTAACCTATAGGTTTCTTTATCATGAGTGTAATAAGCATAGAATATAATTTCTTGAAGTCTTCCTCTTTTATATCTATAGTCAACATCTGAACCACTAAAGAACTCTATTATAGGATAATCTGTTATTTCAGTATCTACACTTAATTTAAAAGCTCCATCACCACATATTAGAGTATCTTTTATAGCTCCACCTAATATTTCATCACTGAATTTATTATCTAGACTTATTTCATCCCATAGATCCTGTTCAGATAATTCAATACTATCTAAATCAGAAATGACAATATCAGCTAACTTGTCTACTATTTCACCTGGTAAACCACTATGAAATTTTCTAATACTTGAATCTGCTGAGGGTACTGCTGCCCAAAATCTAGACTTTCCTACATCATCTGTTGCAGATTGTTTAAAAAATTGGTCTAGTTCAGAAGGATCCCCTCTGTACCAAATTCTGTTTCTTAATACTGTTCCTGCATGAGATAAAGGTTCTTTAATTGATATTGAATTGTCTGTTGCAGGTTGTATATTTAGTAGTTTTGCTACCATCCTTTTATCACCTCTTTCAGTCCCATATTCTTAACCCCCTATCCCTATTTTGGTTCTGAATGGAATCCATCCATATTGACTAGCATTAATTGTATGGTCATTTCTGTCCTCAGGCTCATATTTATCTTCTTTCCAGCTATAACTTTCTAATTCTCCTATATGGTGAACGCAATGATCTAATACTATATAATTGGCTTCTACCTTAAATTCATTAACATTAAGCCATCCTAACTGTAAATGAATTCTATCTATATTGTCTACTTTCTTGTAAGCATTTAGGAAATTATATACGCATCCATGCTGCCTTTTATATTTCTTTAATTCAGTAATAGTTGCCTGGTCTGCATTATCAATAAATACATCTCTTGCAAATCCCCATCTTTTTCTATTCCTCTCTAAAAAAGCTATTAGTCTTGGAGGAATATCAGAAGGAGCTAAAGGTATTTCTAAATCAGCATTGTTATATACTTCTTCATCTAGGATAATTAATTGCCCTTTGTCAGTTATTCCTTGATATATAAAACTAATAGTATCAGGACTTTCTTGGGAATAAGCTGTATCAACTCCACATGAGAAGTGAATAAACTTCAATGGATCCTTTTTATCAGCCATCCTCTTCTTAAGCCATTCAGTAGACCTTACATTATTCTTCCTAGTAAAGTTAGGGAATATTAATCCTGTTGCTCTACCTCTAAGACCTTGAATTTTGTTTTTATAAAGTTTGGTACCCTTTGGCACAGTGATTATAATTTGCTCTTTCTTTTTTTCACTTAATCCTGCATTATGAGCAAAAGAAAAGAACCAATGGATCCATCCAGGCTTTGGTTCTTCGTTTAACATATTATTTATTTCAGTTGGTGCATCATTTTTATACTCATGTAACGGTCTTGAGTGATTTATATATTCTTTGTATATTGGTAAATTAGGATCATCGGGATTAAGTGTTGCTAATAAATAGTCACACCTCATAGAAGCTTCCCTTACATAATCCATATCGGCTATATTAATTTCATCTATATATAGGCACCCATACTGTCCTCCTAATGCCTTTTTCCAACGTTTTTTGTTGTCATATCCTAATACATATATAAGCTTCTCTCCGGAACCTGTTTGATAAAGTATATGGGGTAAAGAATGTTCACCTTTTCCATTAGCATTATATTCAACCAATGCTCCAAATACATCAACTATCCCTAAATCTTTATTTATGATGTTTTTTTCTATAGTTCCTAAATCCAATCCAGATATTATATGAATCTTCTTTGGAGACTGAGCAACTTTAAGCATAAATTTAAATACGCCTACTGTAGTTTTACCAGCTGCCGTTGTGCCTTCCAAAAATTCTACAGGAGCATTATGTTTAAGAAATGCTTTATATTTCTCTGATAGTAAAAACTCTTCTCCTCCGTTGCTTTCATTCTGCAATTTCAATTCTTCCATACTATCATTCCTTTAGCTGTTCTAATATGGAATTTAGTTTATTTAATCCAGTGTCAATTTGTCCACTATGTTCTACCTGTTGCTTATCTCTCCATTGCTCTGGCTTTCTATTCTTCAACCAAAATATTTGGGCTGTAGTATCTGGTGTTACTTGCTTTGTTACTACTTTGGTTGTAACCATTTCAGCTATTGGGAATCCATGTAAATCAGTCATTGGGTCACCCTTTATATCTTTTTTTATGATTCTTTCTTGGGTAACTTCTTTATAATCATAACCTAAGGCTCTTTTTAATAAAGCATTTTCAACCTGTCTATCAATTACATCTTTTCCCCTTTTTAAGGCCTCGGCTATCTCGGGATATTTATTTTGCCAATCATATAAAGTGGATGGGTGTATTCCTATTTCTTTGGATATATCCTCATTTATCAATCCATCTCTTGCCCATCCTTCTATTTTTATTAATCCTTCTTCCGTTACCCAATCTTTATATGTTACATTTCTCCGCTTTTTCTTAGTCATATCACCACCTCAACACTTCTACTATTTGTTTGTCTTGTTACATTAAAAAAGCACTCGTAAAAGTGCCTCCTAAATATATTTATTTAATATTTCTTCATCTACAAACTTCCAGGCATTTATTGCTTTCAATATAGGTTCTAGCTTCTTTATATTCTTAGCATTTCTTTTTCCAGGTTTTTCTTTAAATATCTTTAAAAATTCCATCGCTACACATTCACGTGTTGCAATTCCATTATTAGTAGACTTTTTACATATTTTTTCATATAATTCTAAAAACTCTTTATCAGTTACATTTTCTTGTTGCATTATATAACACCTTCCTTCTTTTATCATAATTATATCATAGTAAAAAAGATTTCAAAAAGGATTAGGATGCATGGCTCCTTTAGAATATCGAAACCATGCATCCTAATGTGCATAAATTTTAATTAAATTGATTGTCTACTTGACAAAGGTCAGTTCACCGGGCTCTTTGACTTTGTTATTTATTACCATTTTTATTAACTGCTTTAAGTATACCTAAAATCGTTTCTAGGTATTCGGCACCATTCCCGACTGCATTTTCTAAAGTTTTATCAAGCCTATTTTTTATTACAGATGGCAATGATTCTTTTTCCATGTGTATTGCTACTTCGGTTATCCATTGTTCGTAATCTTCTCCTTTAATATAGTCGCCTCCAAATTCACTTGATTGTACTTGGTTGTAAAACGTCTCTCCTTTTTTAATTAACTCATTTAGTCCCATATATCATCCTCTCCTTTCCCTTTATTTATTCTACAAGAAAGGAGAAAATCCTTCAATAATCGTTCGACATATTCTGATAATTTATGCATATTGTTTAGATAATAAATACAATTATTTTCTCAATTTTGATTTGGTAATAAATACAACTATTATTTTCATAAACTATATTGTATATTTAAATAGAAAAATTAAATTTGAAATGAGGTGTTTCCATGGGGAAGTTTCTATGGTTAATGATTTTTATTACCAGTTATCCAGTAGAGTACTGGTGTATATTAATCATTATAATTATAGAAATAGTTTGTTGAGGGCTTCCCCCTCAATGGACTTCTCTGTGAAAACTAAAATATAAAAAGAAATGACAGCAGGATAATGCTGCCATTTCTTTTTTAGTGCTTAATTATCTAGGATTATGATAAATCTTCACTTTTTAACGATAAAATAATTATAAAAGTATATTTTTATTAAATTTCATTGTTACTATTAATAAATAGTTGGCTTAATTGCTGACTTTCATTTAAAAATAAAATATAAAAGGCACTATGCATTTATCTAATTATTTTATCTGCTTCATCTTACCCTTATCTCTCTTATAACTTCTCTCCTGCATACATTCCTTTATAGAGTCATAAGCTCCTGTTACTACTATATTTTTATGTCCCTTAAATGGACAGCTAACATAATTTCCTTGCTTTTCATTAAATTTTACTTCTTCAGATAATAATATAAATGTTTTGCCGCATATCTTGCATCTATATACTATATATTCTTTCATCTTCATCAATTCCTCTTAATAACAGAAAAGAGCCTATAAGCTCCTTTCTAATTAATAGTTAGTTATTATTAATTCTTTATATTTTTTTCTTGCTTCCATATCCTTAGCTACACTATAGGCTACTTCTTTTTCTTTAATATTGAAATCTTTATACCATTTTCTTGTGCTTTCGTGGTCATTTATAGTTAATAGAAACTTACCCTTTAAATTAATTAGTTTATCTCTAAGCAATAAATGATGTTTCTCTCCAAACTCATCTGAATATCCCGTTGTTTCAAAATAAGGTGGATCTGCAAAGAAAAAAGTATGTTCTCTATCATATTTATCGATTATTGTTTCAAAGCTTAAATTCTCTACATAAGTATTTCTAAGCCTATCTTTTAAATCCATTAATAAATTTTTATAGAATATTTGTTGAGATGGTATTTTTGTAGTTCCATATCCGTAGTGTTGACCTTTCCCTGCAAAGGACTGAGTTATTAGATATAAAAACCTTACTGCTCTATTTATTTCAGTTAGATAATCTATAGTGTAATTTTTATACTCCTCAAACATATCTCTACTACTTATCTGGTAATCTAGCATTCGTTCAATTTCAGGAGCATGATATTTAATCATTTTAAATAAATTTATTAATTCCTTATCTATATCATTAATTACTTCTACCTTGCTGAGTTCTTTACCAAAATACACCCACCCGGCACCAAAAAATAATTCAACATAGCATACATGAGTGGGTATCATATCTATGATAGTTTTTCTTAATTTACTTTTTCCTCCCATTCTACAAATAGGTGGTTTTAACATATTAGACATCTCCTTTTTTCTGATATTAGGTTAATATACTCACACCGCCCATCACATCAAAAGGAGCATTAAAAAATCCCACCTGTATTGGTGAGACTTAGTGTAAATCCTTATTTAATTTTATAAGACATATGATTTGGAAGACCTGTATATATTCTACATTTTTTCCACAATATCATCTTACTATATATATTCGTTACACACAATAGCATGAAATGTGCATGAAATGTGCAAAATCATTTTTATAATATTTCTTTTATGCTCTCCGGAAATAGTATAGTCTTTATTGTATTTAATAGTCTACTTCTATTCCTACAAATAGTAGTCCTATCCTTTTCTAACATTTCTGCTATTTCTTCATCTGTTTTTGCTTCTTGCTTCAAATATTTTAATTCTATTATTTCAAAGTATTTATCATCTCTTATCTTATCTAATGCATTATCTATTCTTGCTATATCTCTTTCAGTTTCTGTTTTTTCAACTTTATATTTTTCTATTAATTCTATATATCTATCTCCAGCACTTACATTTCCACCTGATGTACTATAGAATACTATTGATTTTGATTTTCCAGGTAATCCATTTTTCTCTATATATTCTATATCTTCTTCTTTTTGCTTTACTGCTAACTTTAATTTTTCATAATTATATAATACTATTTCTGTCTTTTTATAAAAATTCATATCGATTTTAATCATTCTTTGTTTCTTTAATGATTCTACTACTTCCCTAGCTGTTTTTTCTGATGTTTTCTTTATACAAATTTCTATTTCTTTTTTCAGTTGCATAGTTCTACTCCCCTTTCCTAATAGCATTCATCTGATCTGTTACTATTCCAATCTCTACTTTAATTGCTCTTAGTCTTTCATATGTAGAGTCATATAAAGACTCTGCTGAATCTCTATTAAATTTACATTTGGCTACAATCTCATTTCCTCTAGAAACGTCACTATTTAATGTAGCTGGCAATCCTCTATCCTTATTTAAAAGAATTTCTTTTGCTAATGCTACTCTATATAGGTACTCTGCCTTTGCTTTTGTATATCCTACTTTGTTAAGCTCTGTTATTGTATTGTTTAAATCTTTCCTTAGTCTTTCTATTTCTGCTATAAGTTCCTGCATATCCTCCCTCCTTGGTTGACGAAAGTCTTATGTTTTCTCCATTTGGTTGACATCATTGTCATTGTTGAAAAAAGAAAAACCCAAGGATTTAATTTCCCTGGGCTTCTAGAGCCTCTAATTATTTAATTTGGTGAATATTTTTCTTATCATATTCAGTGATATATTAATCTTTAATTCCATTGTGCTCTCTTAATTCTGAATAATAAAAGAAGCAATCATTTTCACAAGTTAACTTATCTACATAGGTAAATTCTCCATCATAACACCCATTATGGACACCTTTTTTTATAAGTTTTCCCCTACATTTAGGGCATTCATTTTTAATAGTGTAATCAGTAGCTACCCCATATCCGCTAGGTATCCTTACATCAATTTTTTCTATTTCTCTGTTTCTGTTTTCCATTGCAACTTTAAGCCCAATTGCTATACCTTCATCAACAGCATCAGCCCAATCTACTTGAGCACAATCATCTTCAAAACTTATTATTCTAACCATTACTATTCTCCTTTCTTACTTCACATAAATAACACATTGCTCATTAATCTAATTCAATTACTGTAGCCGTATAATAATTTGCTATTTCTATATCTGTTGTTGATAGAGGAATTACTACATCACCTGGAAGTCCGCTCTCAGTTTCTATGCAAGGCTCAATTTTTATATCTTTTACTATGCAATCTTTATTATCAAAACTTTTGAACTCTGCTTTTACTTGTTCAATAAAGTTTTCTTCTGACTTAAAGTGTCCTTTATAACCCATTGCCATATCATTATCTTCGCTCCATAATAATTTATATTTCATTTTCATCCTCCTATTTTAGATTACTTCATAATATTCCTCGTGATCTATATACTTTCTTTTTCCTGGATACTTAACTTCAAAAGTAACCTTTATAGCTTCTATTTCTCCTTTCTTACTTCACATAAATAACAATTAATTCTATAGCTTCTCTATAATCTCATAATCCCCTTCTTCTATAGTTAGAAACATTCCGTCACATCCATCAAGCCAAAACTTTTCTACTTCTTCAACTGTTTGTAACCCAATTACACCTGTTCCTTTATCAAAAGCTAATATTCCTTTATAAAATTGTTTTTGTTCTTCATCCTTACAACCATATATATAAAATTTACCTATAGTCCCCCAACTTTCACCATCTTCAACCCTTCCGCATAATGTAATATCTTTTAAATATGGATACAACTCTCCGTTGGTTACTTTAACTAAAGCATGTTCCATATTCTATTCCTCCTCTACTATAAACAATTCATGAGTTCCATCTTGAAGTTGTTTTTCTTCCTCTGACATTTTATATCCTAATTTTTGGAGGAAATCATATATATAATCAAGGTCATTGTTAGGAGTATGTCTACAAAAATAATCAAAATAGGTACTATTTCTATAGTCTATAGTGTCATGGACTATTAATAATAAATTTAATTCTGGTTGTTTCCAAATATGATTAGCTATGTCTTTCCATTCAAGTTCTTCATTGTCTTTATTATTAATATCTATATTAAGTAGCTCTGATACTTCTTTATAGCTTAGGTTACAACTTCTTTCTACAATTGCATATATGGCAACCTCTATTATTTTGTCCATGTTCTTTCTTGCTTTAGTATTTGATATTCCTTTTACAAATTCTTTCCTAAGCTCATATGCTCTTTTGGATATCTCCCCTAGTTCTACTCTTCTAGCATCTCTCTTTGCTCTTTTAATTCTTTCTTTTTCTTCCCTATCAGAATCTTTTTCTGCATCCACACTTTCTTTATATAAAGTAATATATGACTGACTTACCTCATAAAAATATTTTACTTCATCTGCATCCTCTGGTTTTACAACTTCATCATCGCCATATCCATTAAAATATTGTACACGTCTTAGGTTATTGCTACTCTCTGTTTTTTCTGCAAACTCCTCAAGCTTCTCTATTATTTCTGCAAATGCTTTTGCTCTCTTTTCTCTATCAATTGCATTTCTCAATGACCAATTGAAATCATCTGTCCCTACTTTCTCAAGCACCTTATTCCTAAGTTCTATATCTTCAATTTTCTCCAGTTCAGCATAATCCATAAGTGTGGCTCCTCGACTAGCTGATTCTTTTAATTTATCCTGATCTAGTTCTAGGAGTTTCATTCTCCTACGAACTGTACTTTCTGAAAATCCTGTTTTCTCTGAAATATTAGTTACAGATTCCCCTAAATCTAGCATCATTTGAAATCCTTGTGCCTGTTCGTAAATAGTTAAATCTACTCTTTGCATGTTCTCCAGAAGCATTGTAGCTAATTGAGTTTTACGATCCATTTTAGATATTGTACAAGGTACTTCTTCAAGTCCTGCTAATTTTGCAGCTGCTAATCTTCTATTTCCTATTACTGCATAATAACGTTCTTCCTCTTCGCCATATTCTGGCATATTTGAATCCCATGGCACAACTGTTAAATTTTGTAGTATTCCACTTTGTCTAATGCTTTCTGCCAGCTCTGTTAAATCTCCTAAATCCTTTCTAGGATTGTCTGGATGATGATAAATTTTATTTATATTAATCAACTTAATCATAATTTTCTCCTTTCATTTTTCGATAAATCATTTTAACTATTCTTCTCCGTATCATAAGTATTTTTAGTCTTACATCTAGGACATATTGTCTCACCTTTTCCCTCTGCTTCAAGGAGTAATTTACCGCATTTAATACATCTTATTTTCTTCATAGTTTCCTCCTATGCATATCCTTTAGTTATGCCATGTACTATCCATTCTAGCTCACCATCTCATATAGTTTTTTCTTTACTTTCCTTGGAATAATGTCCTCTACTCTATAGGTACATTTGTTTTTATACCTTTTACTTTTATACGTTTTGTTTTCGTGGTTTTTGTAACTTTTATTTTCATATATAAGTTTTATTGTGTCTTCATGTTCTTTGTATTCTTCCATGGCTAGCTCTTTGTATTGTTCTGAAATATCTTTATCTCCATTGACTTGCCTAATAATGCTTCTGAAACATAATTGTATTAGCTTGTCCAAGGTTATCCCTCCTATAAAGCCTTTTTATCTTTTCCATCTGCTTTACTGTATTCGTGAAAATTAAATACATTTAATTGCTTTGCCAGTGGTTCTAACTCTCTCCAAAGGATTTCATCTTCTAGGAGATTCTTTATTCTTGCTTGGGTTGTTGCCCAATCTGTTCCTAGTGTTGCTATCATGTTATTCCAATCTTCTATGTCATGCTTTACCATGTCTCCATCTTTTCCAATATGTCTAAGTTTGTGATAGATTAAAGCTATTATTTGTTCTCTGCTCATTCTCTCAATATAGTAATTTCTTGTTTCTAAGATGTATTCATATCCTGTCATTACTGTAAATTGTTTATTGGCTTTTGATATTTTTGCTCTCCACTGTGATTTACCATTTTCAGGGTCTTCATAGTCCATATCTTCTATAAATAAAATCTTTGATGGTTTTATATGTTTTAGTTCTTCAAATTTTTTAATTAATCTTGTGGCTATAGGTTTATATATAAAATTCTTAATCCAGTGTTTTCCTCCAAATTTACCATTGTCTAAATCTCTTATATGGTGTAATTTACCTGCATCATGTAAGTTTGTATATATAAAGTGATATCCTCCTGAGAATTCTTTTTCTAGTAGGATTTCTCCTGTGTTATCATCTGTTATTCTTAATTTCTTCACTTTCTATCCCCTCCAGGTAGTCTAGCATTATGCCGTCTCTAGACCTTAGTTTTTTACAGTTACATTCAAATTCGTTAAAGGCTATGCTTCCAAGTCCTCTTTTTCCTCTATTTTCTTGGTATTGTTTCCAGTACCAACTTAAAGTTAACCAATCTAGTCTATATACTGTATCTAACTTGGTGAAATTGATTAAAAGGAAAGCTAGTCCTCCATGGTTGTACCAGTTTTTCATAAATTCAATTTGATGACCCTGAATATTGCCAAGAGGAAATCTGTTTTCTTCTTTGGTTTCTTTTGCGTCAAAGGCTATTGGTACTCCTTCATATACTCCAATATAGTCTAGTGTACTTTTTTCTTCGTAGTAAGCTGATGTTATTTGTTTTCCTCTTCTAATAGGTTTCATTGGTGTAGGTATTTTCTGTACTAATGCTATTCCTTTTCTTTGATAAACTTTATTTGATATATTTATTATTTTTTCAAATGCATCTCCTTTGTGATATCCCATAAATACACCCCTTATTTTAAAATACTATTAACTATATATTCTTTAAGTAATGTGCCTCTAATTAGCTTTTTCCATAGTTTTAGTTTCTTCATTACTAACCTTTTCATTGCTGATCATCTCCTTAGCTTTATCTATAGCTTTTTTATATGTCCATGTTGGGTTTTCTCTTAGTAATTTTGCTGCTTCTTCTGATATTGTTATTATTTGAGTTTTGTTCACTTCATCACTCCTCTATAAATAATAATTAACACTTTATCAATACTCTTCATATATTGTTACTAGGTTATTTACTTAGACCAAATACTAAATAGGAGGTATTTGTATGGTTGATTTATTAGGTGGCAAAGATTGTGATAATAATAATTCTTTACTGTTCTTTTTCTTGCTTTTAGTGGTTATTTTCTGTAACTGTGATGGTTTCTTTGGCGGAAGATGTTAGTCTCTACATTAATCGAGGTTTATCCTCGATTTTTGTTTTTCTTATTTATAGAACTTCGTTCTGCTTTTTTAGTCTTTCAGAGTATTCTCTTCTTTTTCTCTCTGCTGCATCGTCTAATTGTTCAGCTGTATATTTTTCAGTTCTCCCTTCAAAGTTATGAAACTTGGTCTTTTTAGCTGGTGTTACCTTAGATTGACTAATGTTTTTATCCGTAGACAATTTCATTCCTCCCCAATTTTTCCAATTACTAAGTATCTTTTCTACATAAGACTTTGTACGTATCCCTTGTCTTTCAGCTTCAAGTAATGCGTTCTTTACCCACTGAAATCCATAAGTACTTTTATTAAAACTAATCCAATCAGAAGTAAAAGCATTAGTCTGTCCTATGCAATTCTGATATAGCTTTGCTAATTCAGAAAACTCATCATCAAAAACATTTTCTTCTACTTCCGTAGTATTAGTATTTATATCATTTAGTTTAGTTTCGTTTAGTTTATTTAATGTGGCATGGTTGCCGGCACTACTGTCGGCACACTTGTCGGCATGGTTGTCGGAAACATTGTCGGCATTTATTTCCGACAAGGCTTTTTCTTCATCTTTTTTAATATCATTTCCGGAAGGTTTACCGGTAACAGTTGCCGGCAACGTATCTAATAAAGAAATTATTTTATACATTGCTGATTGATTACCTTTTCTAGAACTCCAATCTATTCTTCCTTTTTGTTTTAGTTCATTTCTTGCATTTCTAATTGTTCTGTCTGCTAGTCCAGTTTTAACACATAATACAGATGCAGCTACCCCAAATTCCTCTGCCCATCCTGCCTTATTGTTTATATGCATCAATGCATGCCATAAAGCAATTGCAGATGTTGACAATGAATTTGTTTCGAGCCAATCATAAAATGCATTAAGTTCTTTTATATAGTTCATCTAGTTATCACCTTCTCTTAGAGATTAAGGGGATTTCTCCCCCTAATCTAAAATGGTATCTCTTCACTATCAAATGGGTTGTCCATAAATTCAAGTGGTATATCATCGTGTATTTCACCAGTTTCATTGTTTACTTTTCCTTTTGCTTCTTCTTTAGAGTTCAGCAACATTACTGCAGCTTTTTTTACCACTTCATCTCTTGCATTGTCTTTTAACCACTCTATATATCCTCTATCTATAGCAAGAATTTCCCCTAGTGTTTTCCCACCATTCTTGCCATACTTACCAAAATTAATTTTTATGTTTTCTGCATCATTTTGGTTCATTGTTTCAATTCTCTCATTATTATTAAATTGAACCATATCCTCCAAGTCCTGAGTAAATATATTGGATAGGCTTCCTACTGTAAGAGCTGCATCTACTTGTGCTCTTTTCTTGGCCATTTTAAGACATGTGTTTCCTAACATATATTTATCTTGCTTATCACCCTCGTACTTTTTCTCTTTGCTATTACAGTGACCTAGCCCCTCAGTAATTACTTGTCCATCTTTAGTTAGAATACATCTAATGGTATATGAGAAGAATCCTTCTTCGTAATCCTGAATTTTCTCCATGATTTCATATTCACTTGCTAGTCCTAAAAGCATTAATATCTTTTCTGCTCCTGGTTTTAATAGACTAGGTTTTTTGGAACCATAGAAAGCTGCTCCATAATCATGACCTTCTAATAATGCGTTTTGTACAACTTGTTGAAATTGATTTATCTTATTCATAGAATCCGTTACTCTATCTAGCTTTAAACCATCTATTATCATCATTGTATTAGTTTCTTTGAATACCATTTCATTTGACATGTTTATTCCTCCTCAAATAACTTTCTAAATCGCTCTAACAATGTTCTTAGTTCATCATCTGACATCTTTTCATAATTAGGACCGTGTCCTGGTGCAAATCTATAATTACCTAGTTCCATTAGGAGTTCTTCTCTATCCATATCATTCACGTGCATATCTATTATTTTTCCTCCTCTTTTGGTGTATGATCCACAACCATCTTTGTTTTATTAACTTCAATTACCATTAAAATTTTTCCACAAGGACAATAGAATAACTCATACTTTTTAGTTGTTACTGGTCTATTACATTTAGGACAGTTCATTATGAACACTTCCTTTTAAGTTCATCTACAAAGTTAATTTGTCCTTCTATTTCTTCCATTACTTCATTAAACTTTTGAACTTCATCAAGTTTTTTCTCTTCTGCTTTTATTTTTTTATAACAATCAGAACCGTATCCTCTTTCAACCGATTCTTTATTTTTTAAAGCCCTTCCACATCTTAAACAAAAATCTGCCATTTAAATTTCCTCCAATCTATGGTATAATTTATTTATTAAATATTTTTTAATGTAGTGAGCTTTTCAAGTTGCCGCTTGATAGCTCTTCTTTTTTGTCTACTAAAACTACACAAACTATTCCATTGATGTCTGCAAAACATTTCACTTATATTCCTCCAAAAACATCAAATTTATAATTTTCGAGTTCTTTTCTTATTTCAAGCCATTTATCTTTTGCAGGTGCATTTAGATTATTATGATTGTCTATTAATTCTTTTTCTTTTATAGTTTCTGTATGACTGGTTTTATGGCAATTAATATAGAACTGATTTTCATCTGGATAATATACAAAGTCATGCTCAAACCTCATATTGGGTACCCTTGGTGTGCTAAAAACATAAGCCATATTTCCATAGTATTTTTTAAATTCAAATCCTAACTGCATCAATTTTTCAGTTATTTTCATTTAACCAACCTCCTTATTTTTCTGGCATTTGAAACACAGAATAGCTTTGAAAGCTTTCCATCTCATAATTTGCTATCTCCCTCATATTTGATACTCCTACACATTGAGTCAGCTGTTCTTGTATTTCATCTAAAACTTCCATAGCTCTTTCTTCTGTTTCATATTTTCCTAAGGTCCAATTTCTGCACATAATTGTATTACCTACTACCTCAAGTGAAGTTACATCTATTAGTTCTTTTCTACTTTGGCTTCTAATCCACATTGTTTACTCCCCTTTCAACTATTTCATTAATTTTATTGATTATTGTTCTACATAAGTATCTTGATTGCTTGTATTTTAAAATTTCATCTTCAGTTATCTGTGATGATTCAGTTAAATCGTGTTGTCTTATAATAATGTCTCTATCTTTTATCCTTTCTTTAAGTGCTGCTATAATTTCCTCTAATTCTTCATCCTCAAAATCAAATAC